TTAGATATTGCAGTTGCAGATATTGCTACCTTCCAGTTTTTCTTATAGTGTTCTATTACATCTCTAAGTTCTTCTGGAGTTATGTTAAGTGGTCTTAAATCTTTTAAAGCTGCATTAACTCTTCCAGTTTCTCCTTTAGGTGCGTTCTTCCAGTCAATACCTAATCCATTACACATTTCTTCAAAAAGCAAATCTCTTTTACGAGATTTCTTTTTCGTATTTGTTTCTTTGCTTTGTTTATTGGCTATGTTTTGTACGACATCAGCGCCATACCCTTGCGACATATCCGCCATACCCTTACGCATATATGCGCTACCTTGCGCAATAGTGGCGTGTAGGTAATACATATTTGATGTATAAGCATCTGTATCTTCTAGGTATCTATGCTCTACTGTTACTGCGCCAATATTTACCAGCTCTTCTAATGCACGTTGTACTGTCCTTACGCTGCAATACATATTCTTAGCTAAATAGTTTTGTGATGGATAACATGCGTTAGTTTTCTCATCTGCTCTTCTTCTAAGTATGCAATATAGTCTTATAGCGTTAGAACTAATTGGTGCAAACAAAATAGATTCTGGAAGTATTGCAAAATACTCTGAAGCTTCTATTCTCTCTTTCATAACGCCAACGCTCTTTGTCCGCCTTCTTCTACTGGTTTACTGATTAATCTAAAAGACCATTTTTTGTTTGGATGATTCTTAGGTTCTATAGTTTCTATATCCCATCCAGCATCTCTTAAATTAAATATGATAGCGCCATATCTTTTGATTCTTAAATCATAAGTAAACTCATCTCCAGTAACTTCTTTAAAGTTTTCTAAAGCCCACTCAACTTGGTCTTGTTGACTAACTTTTTTGTAAGCCGAAGATGTCGGCACTACTTGTCCATGAAATAACATCATAATTTACCATCCTTAGTTTTTTATACTTTTATATTTTTCTGTGTTGATTATAGTTTCTTTTTTCCATAATGGTTTGTTACCTAAAACATAATCTGGTTTTGGTAAGAACCCATTTCCATTTTTAGTTCGTTGAATCCAAACATAAACTGTTCTTAATTTCACATCGAACATATTTGCAATATCGTTGCAAGTAAGAAAATCCATAATTTACCACCGCCTTTCTTTGAATTAAATTTATTATAACAAGTGTTGCATATAATGCTACATTGTCTATAATTTTAAACATGAACTTAAAAGAAATAAAAAAGAATCTTGATGCAGTTGCACAAGTGTTTGCAAAAACAAAAAATGTTGATACTAATTCAATATTGCTATTGTCAATGGCACAAACATTAGTATTGCTATTAGAAGAAAAAATAAATAAGGATGGTAAAGATGAGTTACAACAATTATCAGAAGAAGAGTAGTTTCTTAGATAACTACGTTAAGGTTGATGACCTTATAAAACAAATGAACGAAAAATATCCAGAAGGTCGTTTAGTATCTGAAGTTATAGATATATCAAATGACCATGTTGTATTTAGAACTGTGTTTTATGAGAACGCAGATTCAAATGTAATTAAATGTACTGGACATGCACGCCAACATAAAGATGACCATAATAGTTGGTTCGAGAAATGCGAACAAAAATCTCGTGGTCGTTGTTTAAGAGTTCTTCTAGGTTCTGAAGTAACTTTTGAAGAGATGGAAGATGTAGCAGAAGAAGAATTAGCAAAAGCAGCTAATAACGCAAACAATGCAGCAAAAACTAACAATGCTTCTGAAGAAGCTGACTTAACTAACCCTGTAGATATACGTACTAATGACATGTTAAGTACCAACAAGGAAGGTGCAGATAATAATGCAGTCAAGACCTTGCAGAATATTCAGAAGCACGTTAGTGGAACTGACTTGTTACGATTATTAAATGATGCGTTATCAGAATCAGATTTAAGTCCAGTTAAGGATTTAAAAACTGCAAAAGCATCTTTAAATAATTTAGCAGCTGCTGATGTAATTGAACTAAATAAAGTTCTTATGCGAAAAGAAATGAGTTATACTAAATAATCATATTCACGTTATGACATCTATCGACTCATACCATCCTTAGGTGCATAACACGTTGGACTAGCAATAGCTCAACAAAAGATAAGACCACCTTTAAGGTGGTCTTTCTTTTTTGTATTGTACCCCTACAATACGATTTCACGTATAAGTGTCTATCACTCATCCTTTATTACTAATAATGTGTGCTAAACACAAGTCCTAAGATTGAAAGCTTTACCTTTCTTTATCTTATTACTTAGACCAGCGCTTTACTGGTTTAGTATGAGTATAACAAAATTTTTTTTTATTGTAAATTGATAGTTTTGTCGTGCATCCATCGCTAGCGCAATACCGCTCATCGTAATTCTTTTTAGGTTTTCGACCTTTTACACCACGCCTGCGTGCATACAATGACATCTATCCTTTGGGTATATTATTACCCCAACTATTAGGTGCATCTTCAATAGCGTTCTGTAAAAACGATATTGCTGCGGATAAACCACCAATAACTGCTGCGTAAAGAATCTCTGATTCACTACCTAACATCAAGTTACCAGCAAGTCCACCTAAGAACCCTTGTACAAAAGTTCTAGCTGCTCTAATAGCTGCATTTTTCCAATATGACATTACTTTTTCTCCTTTAGTCCTAATCTGACCGCTGGATATTCTACTGTTGTCCATCCTTTTTCTGGATGCACAAACATTAATCGCTGGGTCGGTTTTCCTTGTGCCGCTAGATTTTCTAACGCATAATGGTTTGAACTTTCTGTACTGCCGCTACAACGTACTGTTATCCCATTATATTCTTGTTGATATATCTGATGCCAATGACCAAAAGCTACATCTTTAAAGTCTGGCATCTGACCATCCATAGCCGCTGCTTTCCATCCTAATACCTTTTTACGAACTCCATAAAATGGTATTCCTAATGAACCCCTAATCTGGTCGCCATGTATAAGTAGAGAACTATAGTTACCAATTCTATCTACTGCGAACCACGCTCTATCTCCATCGCTACCTTCTGGTATATCCCATGTAATACGTTTTTCATCTGCAAGAATAAGTCTTACTGTTTCATAAAGAAATCTGTCGCCATTATCTTCGTGATGATGTTGTCCAAATCTACCTAATCTACCATGATTACCTATGACTCCAACAAAATGTACTTCTTCAAAATTAGCTAACATAACTCTTAAAAAGTCTGCCATCATAGTTGCGCCATTTTTAAATATCTGTCTATAAAGTCCAGAATCAACTAGCCATTGTTGACCAGCAAATATGTCTGTACCTTCTATTATGTCGCCTAAAGCCCATATATGTATTTTCTTTACTGGATGAGAAGCTCTTTGTATGTTGGTAAGTTCTACAACTTTTTCTGCAAACTCTGCAACACGACCAGCTGCAATTTCTGTATTGTAGCTTTTAGTAATCTTGCCTAATTGCCAGTCAGATAGAACTGCAACTGCAACTTCTTCTCCTTTTTTACGAGTATCTTTTTTAGGTGCTTTAACTTTTGGTATATCAATATCTGCTATTGCATCTTTAACTGCGTTAGTTACCGCAGCTTCTAATGTCGCAGTCTTATCACGTTCTTTATCAAGTTGTTTATGTAATCTTGATATAGTTGCTTTAAGCTCTTCGACTTTACGCTCTTCTTCAGCTTCTACTACAAAATCATCAAGCGACATTAGCATCATCCAGTCTGCTAGCTATTAAATCAAATATATACCTTGATGAGTATGTCCATCCGCATTTTTGTTTTAAGTATTCGCATAATGTTTTAATTGATACTTCTGGGTTGTTTAATTTATAATCTATAACTTCTTGAAGTTGCTTTGCGCCTTCTGGAGTTTTCCAGATTACTAATGATTCTTTTGCTTTTACAAAATCATCTAAAGAATTTTGTATTTCTTTTTGACTTTCGACCATCGTTTAACCGCCTTTTTCTTGGGTTGCTTCCATTTAGGTTCAGAACTATGAATCCAGTCATACATAGGAACTCCGCAACATTGAGTCGGTTTGTGGTCTTTATGACCAGTTACCATTATCTTTTTGTTATATTTTTCTTCGATAATGTCAACTAAACGTTCTAATGCCTTCTTAGCATTAGCATTAGGTCTATCTTGTATTCCACCTAACCAAACAACACTTATAAAAGTTCTGTTGATTTGACTTCTGCCACTATGTGCAGAATAAACACCAAATCCCCTTAGTTCTATAATTTCATCAGATACATTAGATATAGCGAAAGAATAACCTATGTCATCCCATCCCCTACTGTCCATGTGGTCTTTTTGTATTGATTGCAAGTAATGAAATACATCATCTATGTCGTTCATAGATGGACTTACCGCAGCGCCTGTGTAGTGGACTGTTAGTCCTTTAATATACGATTCATTAATAGGTGTGCGTTTTTTTGGGTCTAAAAGACCTGCACGCTCTCTGCTAATGATGTCATACATTAATCATTATGATACCAGATGTAGTGTTAGTTTCTAGTTTTTATACTAAATATTGTGGTATTACCACTTTACTTTATTAGCCCAATAAGCAGCTGACATTTTACCTTTTGCTATATTCTTAGCATGTCTTGCTTTAAAAGAACTTTTACGTGCTTTTTCTGATTTAGTAGATGGACTTTTACCAGCGCCTTTGACTCCTTGTTGACCAAATCTAATTAACTTATACTTGTTACCCTCTTTAGCCATAACAACATGTGATTTAGTTTTGTGATTAGGTGTACGTTTAGGTTTATTAACGCCTTTAAGATTATTCTTTTTCATTTGTGCTTTTACGTGGTCTGGTGTTGCCATGTTATAAGCTTAATCTAAGTTAAGAAAAGTCCAAACATTTATGACATATATCAGAATCTATATCATCATAAAATGGTTGTAAACAATTATCGCAGTCTTTTGTGTAAAAGTATTCTGCCATTATCCTTGTAACTTAAAGAGTAATTGATTAAAGTTGCTTTCAAGCATATCAAGTTCACTATTAAGTTCCATTACCATAGCATCGCATGCGTTTTGATGTGATTTTATCTCTTCTATTGAGTTAAATACCCATCCAAAAGCGCCTATAACAAAACTAACTAATAATGTTTTGATAGTTTTCATATCTATTTTCATTTGTTCTCCTACATTAAAACGTTTACAAGTGTTGCGATGGATATTCCAGCGATTATCCATCCATATATCTCCGCTCTAGTAGGTCTTG